GTGGCCCTCAGTGATACCAAACTTCGTAGCATCAATGGTAAGCCCTACAGCGGCGCACCCGAAGTCACAGATGGTGACGGTTTGAGTGTGCGTATTACTCCGACTGGAACGATTACATTTCAGCATCGATATCGCTGGAACGGTAAGCCTGTTCGCCTCTCTGTCGGCCGGTATCCTGCAATGTCCCTCAAAGAGGCCCGCGTTATCGTCGGTGAGATGCGCGAATTGTACCTCAAGGGGCTAAACCCTAAAAATTATTTTGCCAAAGAAGATGGCGAGCTAACGCTCAAAGAGTGCCTGGATCAGTGGTGGACTAAGTATGTTGAAACGCTGAAGCCTAATACCCAGACGCTGTATAAGTCGGTTGTGTACAACACCATGTACACAGAGTTCCCGGACGCACCGGTCGTAAACATCCCCGTTTCGGCTTGGGTAAGGTTCTTCGACAAGCAGGAGAAGAAAAACGGGAAAAAGGCTCGGGTGCTGCTGCTCCAACTCCGATCCGTAATGAACTGGTGTATCAGCCGTCAGCTGATCCCTTCGTGCGAGGTGCTGAAACTCAGCGTTAAGACCATCGGCAAGAAACCAGACGTTGGTAGCCGGGTACTCACTTATACCGAGCTGGCAAAAATCTGGTTAGCGCTGGAAAACAATAAGGTCGTTAGCTCCAATAAGGTTCTTCACCAGTTGCTGTTGCTCTGGGGTGCGCGATTATCCGAACTGCGCCTGGCCACCGCAAGTGAGTTCAATATGGGCGATCTGATTTGGACGACGCCAGCCGAGCATTCCAAAATGGGAAATGTTATTCGTCGGCCTATATTCGACCAGGTTAAACCTTACATTGAAAGGCTTCTCAATGCTGGGAACGATATTCTTTTCCCGGGTCAGGAACTGGACAAGGCTATAGATCGCTCCTCAGCCAATCTCTACATGAAAAAGTTAAGGGATAAAATTGATATACCGGAATGGCGAACCCACGACTTCAGGCGTTCTCTGGTAACGAATTTGTCAGGGGAGGGGGTTATGCCCCATGTCACTGAAAAGATGCTGGGGCATGAACTTGGTGGTGTGATGGCGGTGTATAACAAACACGACTGGCTGGTGGAGCAGAAAGACGCTTATGAGCTTTATGCCGATAAAGTGTTCTGGCACGTCAAACAGCTCGGTTAACGCCTCCTTCGGCTATCCATTTCATAACGGCTTTTCTGCTATACCGCGTCGGGTACGTTAAAACTGGCTGAGGGAATCCGTGGTCTTTGCGTAAGCGCCATACTGCTGTTTTTTTCTTTTTGAGCAGGTCGAAAACTTCCTGTTCTTCCATAAAATCAGTAGTAGTCATGATTTTCCTCGTTGTTAAAGTCTTTATTGTCCGCAACTCTATTCTATGGTGATTCACGCCGCCCGCATCGAGCGCAGCTTCTTAATGTGCTCGCTCTGTTCCAGTTCAGCCCGGATCTGCCGGGCCTCATCATGGTCGAGCGGTTCAAAGTCGTTGTTAAACCTGTACATGCTGGCCGTATTTATCCGTCCTTGGCGCCAGTAGCACACCGTTCTGGCGTCACAGCTGTGAATAATGACTGGCCATCCGTGACCGTCTGGGAAAATCTGGCCTCGCTGAATGAGTTGAAACACGGCTCACCTCTGATGCTTCCCGCGCTTTTCCGCTTCGTCCTGGCAGTCAGCGCAGCGCTGACAACCTGCCACCAGTTCCCGGCGCCGTGCCGGAATTGCCTCTCCACAATCAATGCAGTGCGTAGCCGATACCGCGTTATGGTTGATGCGATGGGCCTGTATCGCCTTATCGCGGAGAAGCTCTTCTAATTCGCTGGCCTGATCGATAATTTCTGCGCTCATGCTGCCTCCATGGTTCCGATCCGCTTTAACTCACTCAGCGAAACGGACGTGATGATGCGTCTTGGCGTGATGAATGGCCGCCAGATGAACAAAATTGAGTCCTTTGGGTTGCTCTGCCGTTTACCTGTAGCCGACGCCGGCACAAACTGAATGCGTCCGCCGGTTATCAGGCGAATCTCATCAGCGCTCTGCATCGCGGAGAGAAACCATCCGGTAGAGATATCTGCGGGAAGCAGAATGACTACCGTCTGGGACTGCGCTTTACATTGCTCGGTGGCTTTCTCCACCCACGGCCCGATATCGGAATAGGGTGGGTTGCACCAGATCGCGCCGTACGACGACCATTCACGACTCAGCGAGTTATCCAGCTCAGTGAGATAGTGAGCGCATAGCGCATTACGTTCAGAGGCAGCAGCATCCAGCCAGAAGCCAAACTCAAGATCGAGCGCGTTAAATATTTCAATCGGCGTTTGCCAGTAGTCTCTTTCATTTTTCGGTGTGTTCGATCCGCCGTAGTCAGTCACAATGCCGTCTCCATTTCGTCGATATAAAGGCCAGCAGCAATCAGCCGGCGGCGCCGGGCTGCTTTCTCAATACATTCCCGGCGATTACCCTCTGCCGCCAGAGCCATAGAACGCCGAGTGAACAGGCGTGTTTTACCCTGAGGGGTAATAACCTTTGGCTTTGTGATCAGGTCAAAGGTGCGGTCACAGATGCCGTCCTCGTTGAGCCAGGTTTCCGATGTAACCAGCTGTGCAATGCGCCCTTCGCCTCTGGTCAGGCCGTTCGCGACACGGTTAAATTCGATGAGCGTTACGCCGAATTTCTCTGCGATTTCGCTGCCAGTTACCGGGCGACCGCGCGTCTGAATCATCCAGATAACGCGCTCGCGGAGTCCGGAGAATTTCCCGGCCTTACCTGGTCTGCGGTAAAATGGTGTGCGTTTCATTTCCACTGCTCCCAGAGTATTTCGGCCTATTTGATCATCAGAGACGGCTTGCCGAGCTTTATTTGCGCCCCGGGCACGTCAATACCAGCTTCGATTTGATGCTTGATAGCCAGTTTGTCTGGTTTGATATTCGTCTCGTACTCGATGAATTCAGGCGGTAATGCGCTGGCGTCAGTAATCTCGACAGATTTAGAAGGTGCGCGAACCGTTACCTGATGAACTCCGGCTTTAAGTGATTTTTTACCGATGGTTTCCAATGATTTAGCGACATACTCCTTCATGCTTGCCACGCGGTTTTCGGCGGCTTTTGCACGCTCAATAAGGCGCTTACTTTCTTCTTTCAGAGCCTCGGCATAAGCAGATTCGTTTTTGCAGACCGCAAGAATCTGCTCAACCTTTGCTTCCAGCTCCCACTCAATTCCATCAAGAGTGTCGGCTATCATTTCAGGCTCCATGCCGGAGTCAGTCAGCCTGGCGAAATCGTTGGCGATCTGATAAAGGGCTGTCATTGGGTAACCTCTTCAAATTTGGCTTTACACTTGGCGTAAACGGCCTGAACCTCTTGCTGTAGGCGCATTCCTGCGGTCATTTTGTAGGCCGTCTGGAAATGGGTTTTGAGGTCATTCATGTTTTCTGCCTGCTTCATGTCTTCGCAAAGCGAGCGGACGGTGTTAATCAGCTCTTGCTCAGCGTTTTCTTTCGACTGGATAACTTCACTTTCAGGCGTGTAAGACATAACCGGTTCGGTAAAAATGCCTTCGCTCTCGTTAAGCATGTCCACGGCATTATCGAGACGGTCAGCGCGCGGCCAGTATTTATAGGCGCGCTTCACGATCGTCTTTCGGGCCATCTCAGACCAGAAGTTGACCCAGGGGCCTTTCGGGGATGTACCGGCTTTACTCACCTTCCTGATTTCTTCAATTTCGGCGATGCTCATCTCTTCAGTCAGGTAGTCGCCGTCTGATGTTTTAACTGTGCAGTAGCCTCCGATAACGGCGCCACGCTCTTCAGGTGTGGCGAATGGGTTGTATTTGTGGGCCGGTGCTTTATCGAGGCCAATAGTTTCGTAAGCGTCGTTCGCATGAACCAGCTTGCATTGGCCCCACTTAATGACGCCGGCTGATTGGGCTATATGCAAAAGCCCCATATAGCTGATATCAAGGCATACCATGCCGTCACGCGGTACTAAGTAGGCCAGCTTGCTGGCAGGGTTTAAGCTGATCCCAACCGCTGCCACGTTAATGATTGCGTTCTGAGCGCTGACAGGATTGCTAACTGCCGTTTTGGCTAACGTGTCATTGCGCTGAAATAGCTGAATCGCAAACTGGCACTCTTTTGCCCATGTCAGGCTCTGGTCAGTAAGAGCGCTGGTAAACAGCGGCTCTTGCTGTTTAACGAACTGAATAAGATCGAAGCTCATAGCCCCTCCTCAATGTTGACTTGATGCCGGGCAATGACTTCCACCATGTAGCGCACGTTTTCCGCCATGCGCTCCTGAAACTCAACATCGTCATCAAACGCACGGGTAATGGCTTTTTTGCTGGCCCCGTGGCGTTGCAAATGATCGATGCATAGCGATTCAAACAGGTGCTGGGGCAGGCTTTTTTCCATGTCGTCTGCCAGTTCTGCCTCTTTCTCTTCACGGGCGAGCTGCTGGTAGTGACGCGCCCAGCTCTGAGCCTCAAGACGATCCTGAATGTAATAAGCGTTCATGGCTGAACTCCTGAAAATGGCTGTGAAAATATCGCCCGCGAAATGCCAGGCTGATTAGGAAAACAGGAAAGGGGGGTTAGTGATTCAGGCCGTTACCGCGTCCGTCGAGAAAAACTTCCACGAGCAAATCACGGGTATAAGTGCGCTCGATGCCGCGATGCAGATAAAGCCGTCCGCGTAAATTAGCTGATGCAGTCCAGGTACCATCTTTGTGTTTGACCAGCATTCCTGGCATGACCGCGCCGCGATTAACGGTCTGTGTTCCGTAATGTTGATGAACCATAAAAACTCCTGCCCGTAAGCTGGGCTGCTGAACATATAGAGACTTCTGCGCGTATTCAGGCGGTGGATGGCCGCCGGTTGTCATAACTAAGCCGCCTCGTTGAAGCGACTGAGGTATGAAATGTTGAGTTAATTTCAGCTGGTCACACCGACGTTCACGCGTCCGTTTCACCCCTCGCACTCCCCGAAGCCTGCCGAAATTCAAACTGCGGATCTAAGCGGTCATCGCAACGGTGAATCAGGTAGTTGCCGTATCGTTGTGTTGTTGCGACGAACTTATTTAAAACTATAGTTGTTTTATCGTCAACAACAAAAGTTGTTTTATTGGTTGTTTTAGATATAACTGATTGTATTTAGGATGGATTTATTTTGTGACTTGAATCGCATAGCGATAACTGAAGCGAGGTTATGGTGGTTTTTTTAACGGTGTGTGTGATGAGGGGAGGGCAAAAGAAAACCCGGCACGGTGACCGGGATTCTTACGCCGTTAGGTAAAGATATTATTGCGGTGGCTTAATATTACTACCTAGAGCAAAGATAGGAATTAGTTCTTTACTGAATGAGCACAATGCCCAGTTGATAATTTTTAATTGGTACTACCCATGCTTCCTATATGTCTGCGGCATGCTCCCAATAACCTTACCGAAGATGAACACCCGGTTCATCTCGTCTTTCTCGATCGGGTCCCACGGTGAGTAGCTTTTGTTATCAGAGATGACCAGCAGCTTATCCTTCATCATTTGCAGGCGCTTTACATGGGCTGTGTCGTCGTACAGAAACGCATAGATACCATCACCGTCGAAAGATTTAACTGTGATATCAACGAACAGCAGATCACCTGGTTCGATCGTTCCTGACATGCTGTCACCACGCACGTTAATGATGCGGATATTTTCCGCCTTCCTACCATCGAACATGTGACGAGCATCGTCAAACGAGTACTCAACCGAGCGTAGAACTTCTACAAACTCACGGTTGATGACTCCCGGCCCAGCACTGACTTCTATATCAAGAACGTCAATCTTGAAGTATTTGGAATGGCTGACAGTTGATTGTATTGGTTGCACTGTACTGTCTGACATATTTCCAACGCCAGAAGATAACCATTCTGCGCGCACACCCAAAGCGTTCGCGATCTCCACGATTTTAGTTGTTTGATTAGCTTTCCCTGTTTCGATTTTCTGAATAGCAGCCTGGCTAACCCCGACCAAATCCCCAAGCGCCTTTTGTGTAAGGCCTCGCGCTAATCTGGCTTCTTTAAGTCTTTCTGAGAGTGTTGTTTTCATAGTCCAAATGTACAACCAAGGTTTTATTCTATCAAACGAAAATGGTTGTTGACTAAAAACAACCATAGTTTTAATCTTGATTCAAATTAACCACGGAGGTTGTTATGAACCCAGCTATCAAAACAGCGATCAATATCGTTGGTTCACAAAAGAAACTGGGCGCTGCTTGCGAAGTTTCACAGCAGGCCGTCTATAAGTGGCTTCACAACAAAGCAAAGGTATCCCCTGAACATGTCGGCAGCATTGTTACGGCTACTGGTGGAGTAGTGAAGGCATACCAGATTCGCCCGGATCTTCCGAAGTTGTTTCCACACACCGAAAAGAACGCAGCTTAAATTTCCATTTCACGCTCTTTAACAATAAGCAATCAACTTAACAGTCAATTCAAACTAAAGGAGTCAATTATGCAACCACTTCCATACCAACAGACTAGCGGATTTAGCCCGACTGCGGTGATAAATCGTTCTCAAACAAAACAGGTGCTAGGCCACGAAAAAATCCGTGATGCCGTCCGCGCCTGGTCGGCTGTAGATAATCAGGATGTCGTTGCCACACTCATTGTGAATGAGTATCGGGAGCAGGGCGGCGGCACCATCGATTTCCCTGATGATGTCAGCCGTGCACGCCAGAAGCTGTTCCGCTTCCTCGATAACAAATTCGATTCTGAAAAATACCGAAATAACGTGCGTGAACTGACCCCGGCAATTCTGGCGGTACTACCGCTGGAATATCGCGGTTACCTGGTTGAGCAGGATAGCTTCATGGCTAGGTTGGCTGAAATGGAAAAGGAACTCAGTGAGGCAAAACAGGCTGTCATTCTCAACGCACCACGCCACCAGAAACTGAAGGAAATTAGTGAAGGTATTGTGTCGATGTTTCGTGTGGACCCAGATCTGGCTGGTCCATTGATGGCGATGGTTACTACCATGCTGGGGGCGATATGACAGGTTCAGAAATGGCGAAAGCCGGTCTGCTGGAACAGAACCGACTTTCAGGTGCAAATCGTAACACACTCATTGCGGGAGGAATTATGGCAAACACTGCTGAGATATTCAATTTTCCAGTGCCGGATGCGGCACAAAAGGAGCCGCGCGTGGCAGATCTCGATGATGGTTATACGCGCATTGCAAATGAGTTGCTGGAAGTTGTGATGCTGGCCGGATTAACACAGCACCAGCTTCTGGTCTTCCTGGCTGTCATGCGCAAAACATATGGTTTTAATAAAAAACTGGATTGGGTGAGCAACGAGCAACTGTCCGAATTGACCGGGATATTGCCGCACAAGTGTTCTGCTGCAAAAAGTGTTCTGGTAAAGCGTGGGATTTTGATTCAGAGCGGGCGGAATATCGGTATTAATAATGTGGTCAGTGAATGGTCAACATTACCCGAATCAGGTAAGAAAAATAAAGTTTACCTGAAAGAGGTAAATTTACCTGAATCAGGTAAGAAAAGTTTACCCAAATCAGGTAAAGGCGTTTACCCGAATCAGGTAAACACAAAAGACAAACTAACAAAAGACAATATAAAACCTTTTTCGTCCGAGAATTCTGGCGAATCCTCTGACCAGCCAGAAAACGATCTTCCTGTGGTGAAACCAGATGCTGCAATTCAGAGCGGCAGCAAGTGGGGGACAGCAGAAGACCTGACCGCCGCAGAGTGGATGTTTGACATGGTGAAGACCATCGCGCCATCAGCCAGAAAACCGAATTTTGCTGGGTGGGCTAACGATATCCGCCTGATGCGTGAACGTGACGGACGTAACCACCGCGACATGTGCGTGCTGTTCCGCTGGGCATGCCAGGACAACTTCTGGTCCGGTAACGTGCTGAGTCCGGCCAAACTCCGCGACAAGTGGACCCAGCTCGAAATCAACCGAAACAAGCAACAGGCTGGCGTGACAGCTAGCAAACCAAAACTCGACCTGACAAACACAGACTGGATTTACGGGGTGGATCTATGAAAAACATCGCCGCACAGATGATTAACTTTGACCGTGAGCAGATGCGTCGGATCGCCAACAACATGCCGGAACAGTACGACGAAAAGCCGCAGGTACAGCAGGTAGCGCAGATCATCAATGGTGTGTTCAGCCAGTTACTGGCAACTTTCCCGGCGAGCCTGGCTAACCGGGACCAGAACGAACTGAACGAAATCCGCCGCCAGTGGGTTCTGGCTTTCCGGGAAAACGGGATCACCTCGATGGAGCAGGTTGACGCAGGAATGCGCGTAGCCCGTCGGCAGAATCGACCATTCCTGCCATCACCCGGGCAGTTTGTTGCCTGGTGCCGAGAAGAAGCATCCGTTAACGCCGGGCTGCCAAACGTCAGCGAGCTGGTTGATATGGTCTATGAGTATTGTCGGAAGCGTGGCCTGTATCCGGATGCAGAGTCTTATCCGTGGAAATCAAACGCGCACTACTGGCTGGTTACCAACCTGTACCAGAACATGCGGGCCAATGCGCTGACTGACGCGGAATTACGGCGCAAGGCTGCCGATGAACTGACTTGTATGACCGCGCGAATTAACCGTGGTGAGGCGATACCTGAACCAGTAAAACAACTTCCTATCATGGGCGGCAGACCTCTAAATCGTGCACAGGCTCTGGCGAAGATCGCAGAAATCAAAGCTAAGTTCGGACTGAAAGGAGCCAGTGTATGACGGGAAAAGAAGCAATTATTCATTACCTGGGGACGCATAAGAGCTTCTGTGCGCAGGACGTTGCTGCGGTAACAGGCGCAACAGTAACCAGCATAAATCAGGCTGCGGCTAAAATGGCGCGGACAGGAATCTTAGTCATTGATGGTAAGGTCTGGCGAACGGTGTATTACCGGTTCGCTACCAGGGAAGAACGGGAAGGAAAGGTGAGCACGAACCTGATTTTTAAGGAGTGTCGCCAGAGTGCCGCGATGAAGCGGGTTTTATTTGTTTATGCGGCGGCGGGAGGAAATCAGTGAGGTTGACGATAACTCGTGTCTGGAGTTATATTTTGCCCGTTGCCGCAAAATCGGCACACGGGATTGGCGTCCCGGAATACTACTCAACGCATACCGCGTTAAGCGGTTTTTTTATGCGCTAAGCACGGCTACGCCCAAATTATGGTGGGCTGTGTGAGGGCTTCTTCGGGAGCGCCGGGTTTGAGTAGCCGGTTACGCCAACCTTGCACAGTTCACCACCAGTCGATTGGCGTCGTTGGTGGTGATGGTTAACCTGATGAGGTGATACTATGACTACTCAATTAGCATTCCACAAAACGACTTTTACCCCAATTTGCCACAATAACAGAATTTGGCTTACTGCCACTGAAGTTGGTTTAGCTCTGGAATATGCGGACGATAAAGCAGTTCAGCGCATTTACTCTCGTCACTCAGATGAATTTACAGATATGATGACAAGGGTGGTCAAAGTGACCACCCCTCGTGGAATGCAGGAGTCTCGAGTATTTAGCCTTCGCGGAGCCCATTTGATCGCCATGTTTGCACGAACTCCTGTAGCCAAAGAGTTCCGTCGCTGGGTTCTGGATATTCTCGATCGAGAAGTTCAACAATCCCCAATCATAAAACAATTCACTGATAACGAACTTTGCACACTTGCTTGGTTGTGGCGAGCTGGGGATGCGATGTTAACCGCCTGCCAGAACGTTACTCCTCTTCTTCAGGTTGCGGAGCATCGTGAAGCTGGTCGCTTCACTTCTATCGAGCAAGAATATCCCCAGATACTCAATAAGGCACAGGCAATCCTTGCCAGAGAAACGGCACATGTAAAATTCCGGCCGTGGCAGGATGATAAGTGGAGTCGAGTTTTGCCGCATTTACGTTCGGATCGATTACAGTAGATTCCAATTAACAATGAGAAACACATAGCCACCCCGTGGTATTGAAACCATATAATGTTGGATTTGAAAACAGATCTTTTTCCATGTATTAATAACTACATCCCCGCGAGTGATTCAAAAAGGAGGGCCCAATTTTGTCCGAGTTTTTGTATTCCCCCGCATGCCGCTGCGGAGCACTACATCTGAGTGTCTGACTAGGGGATAAAATTAGACTGGATAGTGAGAAGAAAGTGGCGTGCTAGGCTGTGCCGAGTGCTACCAGTACACCCTGGGGGTGTGCAGCTTTCGCCGAGACTGTAGTGGGTATCGGTTAATGCACGAAAAACCGAGAGGTCAGACAACCAATTTGCCGTAGGATTGTTTCCGGTGCGATACCGGTGTACTAACTGAAAGCAATGCGAAAAAGCATAAACTCGGTCCTTCAGTCGCCCTACACACTATTTACTAAGAAGGGCTAAAGCATGGATACAATTATCACATGGATGGGAGATCGTCTGTTGGGGTGGATAACAAACAAATCCGATCTGCGGCAGAGGGCAATCACTGGATTAACTCCTGCGATTTGTTCAACAATTTTATATACTGAAAAATTAAAACGTGGTGAGCCTAATAACCCAAACGAAGAAGAAAAACTTTATAGGCTTTGGTATGAAGCGTCTTCCCAAGTCGTAGACTTTGATCGAGAGCTGGCTAAAAGATGTTTAGATAAATCAGAATATTGGCTTCATTCTGAATTATATAGCCCTGAGAAAGTTGAAGAGCTAAACATTTCTTTGGTTGGTATGAAGGCAACGCTTGAAGGAATAAAGCACAATTAAAACCTTTGATTTGCGATAATCAACTCGCCATAATCATGTCATCGGAGCCTGAACAACTCCGGTGACTTCTGCGCTAAACGGGGACGTTTATGCGCACACACAATCCAAACTCTCTTCTCCCTCCACAGATGCAGAAATGCACCTGCGTTTTTTTGCATCCAACGTTTGACCTCTGCGGAGGTGAAGCGTGAACCTCCCACAAGACGGTATCAAATTGCATCGCGGTAACTTCACCGCTATCGGTCAGCAGATCCAGCCTTATCTGGAGGACGGCAAATGCTTTCGCATGGTGCTTAAACCGTGGCGCGAAAGACGCAGTCTTTCCCAGAATGCACTCAGCCACATGTGGTACAGCGAAATCAGTGAGTACCTCATCAGCAGGGGGAAATCGTTCGCTACTGCAGCATGGGTAAAAGATGCTCTCAAACACACATACCTCGGTTATGAAACCAAGGACCTGGTTGATGTCGTAACCGGCGAAATCACTACGATCCAGTCGTTACGCCATACCTCCGATCTTGATACCGGAGAGATGTATGTCTTCCTGTGTAAGGTTGAAGCCTGGGCGATGAATATTGGCTGCCGCCTGACTATTCCGCAGAGCTGCGAGTTCCAGCTGCTGCGCGACAAGCAGGAGGCGTAATGACTACACCGCTTATTCGGGTCATGAACGGACACATCTACAGAGTACCAAATCGTCGTAAGCGTAAGCCTGAGCTGAAGCCATCCGAAATACCAACACTGCTAGGGTATACCGCCAGCCTGGTTGATAAAAAATGGTTGCGACTGGCAGCAAGGAGGAATCATGGCTGATTTGAGAAAAGCAGCGCGTGGTCGGGAATGCCAGGTAAGAATCCCTGGCGTATGTAATGGCAATTCTGAGACGTCTGTACTGGCACATATCCGGCTGGCTGGATTGTGCGGTACCGGTATCAAACCGCCAGACCTGATTGCCACCATTGCATGTTCTGCCTGTCACGACGAAATCGACCGCCGCACACATTTTGTCGATGCTGAGTATGCAAAAGAATGCGCGCTGGAAGGTATGGCGAGAACACAGGTTATCTGGCTGAAAGAGGGGGTTATTAAGGCGTGAATACCTACAGCATCACATTACCCTGGCCTCCGAGCAATAATCGCTATTACCGCCATAATCGCGGGCGCACGCACATCAGCGCAGAGGGGCAGGCATACCGCGATAACGTCGCCCGAATCATTAAAAACGCAATGCTGGATATCGGCCTGGCTATTCCTGTGAAAATCCGCATTGAGTGTCACATGCCGGATCGCCGTCGCCGTGACCTGGATAATCTGCAAAAAGCTGCTTTTGACGCACTTACCAAAGCAGGTTTCTGGCTGGATGATGTTCAGGTCGTTGATTACCGTGTTGTGAAGATGCCCGTTACCAAAGGTGGGAAGCTGGAGCTGACCATCACTGAACTGGGAGATGAATGATGTTTGAGTCTTATATGGCAGAACGTCTTCGCCGCCGCTGGGTGCGCCTGCGCTTATATCATTTTCCCGGTTCTGTTTTGACCGATTACCGAATACTGAAGAATTACGCCAAAACACTGAAAGGAGCTGCCGCATGAATACCCAATATTTACAGTATGTCCGCGAGCAACTCATGGTGGCTACCGCTGACTTGAGCGGAGCAACGAAAGGCCAGCTTGAAGCCTGGCTGGAGCATGCACAATTTGATACTGGTACATACAAACGAAAGAAGCGACGCATTCTGGATGAGGTAACTGGCAAGATTATTATGCTGGATAATCCGCCGATTTCCGGTAAACAGTCGTACGCAAAAGGTTCATCTGTCGCCCTGATCAGTCCGGTCGAGTTTTCAACCTCTTCATGGCGCCGCGCTGTTCTGTCTCTCGATGAGCATCAGAAAGCATGGTTGCTGTGGAGTTACAGTGAAAATATTCGCTGGGAGCATCAGGTTGCCATAACGCAGTGGGCATGGAGCGAGTTTAAGACTCTGTTGGGTACCAGAAAAATTGCAGGTAAGACACTGGAACGCCTGAAGAAGTTGATCTGGCTGGCGGCACAGGATGTGAAGAGCGAACTGGCAGGGCGTGAGGCTTATGAATACCAGGAACTGGCGTCACTGGTGGGAGTGACATCAAAAAACTGGTCTGAGACATTCACTGAACGCTGGGTTGCAATGAAGCACATTTTTCTACAGCTTGATAGCGAAGCTTTATTGCTTCTAACGAGAACACGTTCAAAACAAAAGGCGACATTTTCACAGCAAAATATTGCAAAACTGGATTAAAAAAGCATATATTTCATATAAATCTGATATTTTGCCAATGTTGTACGCACTGGCAGTAATCCAAATTCAAGCTCGAGGTTTAAAGCCTTGGGCTTTTCTGTTTCTGGGCGGTGAGTATCCTTCCAACGTACCCCAGCCAGGGTGTCTTCAGCTGTTGAGTTGATATTGCTTAACCCTCTGTTGCCAGCTACATGCTGGCTTTTTTATTCCAGGCTTGCGGGGAGCATCAACTCCGTGCTTTGTCGTTAAATTACCCCGTGAGCCTGATTTCTGACATTTAACGTCCCGGCCTTTTGTCGGCGGCGAAACATTGGCTATTCATATGCACGAAAAAGAGAGCCTTGCCGGAGCGTTCTGGCTCGTTTTGCTGATCATCGCAGGTTGGGGCGGTCTGGTCCGCTACCTGATAGATGTGAAGCAGAGTAAAGCAACGTGGAGTTGGATAAATGCTCTGGCTCAGATAGTGGTATCAGGATTCACCGGTGTTATTGGTGGCCTGATCAGCATCGAAAGTGGATTCAGTATTTACATGATTCTCGCGACAGCGGGGATTAGTGGTGCGATGGGTTCGGTTGCACTGACGTACTTCTGGGAACGACTGACAGGGGTGAAAAATGCAAAATCTTAATCCTCAGCGTAAAGCTTTCCTCGATATGGTGGCATGGTCAGAAGGAACGGATAACGGACGGCAGAAAACCAGAAATCATGGTTATGACGTCATTGTTGGCGGAGAGCTATTCACTGATTACTCCGATCACCCTCGCAAACTTGTCACGCTAAACCCAAAACTCAAATCAACAGCCGCAGGACGTTACCAGCTTCTTTCCCGTTGGTGGGATGCCTATCGTAAGCAGCTTGGCTTGAAAGATTTCTCTCCGAAAAGCCAGGACGCAGTGGCATTGCAGCAGATTAAAGAGCGTGGCGCTTTACCGATGATTGATCGCGGTGATATTCGTCAGGCTATCGACCGTTGCAGCAATATCTGGGCGTCGTTACCTGGTGCAGGTTACGGTCAGTATGAACATAAAATCGGTGACCTGATTGCCCGATTTAAAGAGGCTGGTGGGGTGGTAAATGAAGTTGAGCTATAAGCTGGTTATCGCTGCATTCTTCTTTACTGTCATCGGTTCTTTCATCTGGTCTGCCAACCACTACTACAGCAAATATCAGCACGAAAAGAAACGTGCTGATGAGGCTGTACAAAATGCTGAATCTGCAACAGCCATTACCCGTAACGTCCTGCAATCACTGCAAATCGTCAATACAGTTATAGAGGTTAACCAGCATGCAAAACAGCAGATCGCACTGGAGTCTAGACTGGCCCCCTGA